GAGTAAGAGCGAGTTTCAGTCTATAATTTGGGGTAACGTCAACAATAAGAACTACGTACTAATCAAACCAGTTCGCTCCATTCCATACCATGTGGCTAATCTCATTGACCACCAGAATAGGCCTGCTTTTTTGGTAAAGAGCAGACCGAGGCTGAACTTCTAAAGTCAGCTTCTAGTGAAATGTGGTCTCGGCGTTCTATCAGGGTGTGGGTGCGCGCCCTCGAGAGTCAGTATGCCAATAGAACTTTGATTGAACAGTTAGCACCTTCCTTCGGCGAACGGTTCAGTTTAAAGAGATTAGTGGCAACTCTCAGGGAAATTTCGGAACCCGACGATTATACATTTCAGTCTTTAACCCCCCGAGAATTAGCAGTGAAGCGCTTCCGTTGTAGGAATAAGTATCCTTTACTCGGTGTGAGGTTTGGGGAACCCCTGACCCTATACGAAAAACTGCTAAAGAGAAAAATACCATCAATCGATTCTAATCCCCTCTGGTTAGCTTTGGTGGAATCGAAGAATGGCAAGGAATTTTACTCTCGAGCTAAATATTTATCAGAGGTTTTAGTTAAACAAGGCCCAGACATCACTCCTTTCTGGCGGGAGTTGTGTCATCTACATACGATTGGTGGTTTCGCCTTGCCTGCAGCTTTTGCTGTACAAAAAGAACTCATAGAAGGCTGGGTCAAAGGACCTTTCGTACCTAAGCTGTATGGATCAGAATCCATTTTTAACTACCACTTTCGAAAAGGAGTTGAGGATTTTTTCCGTAAAATGACTTGGAGACAAGGTGTGCGAAAAATTACAAGAGAAGAGTTTGCAGACAGTCCACTTTTGTGGGCCACACCCGGAGCTACGACAGCAGATACGGTTAAAATTAATGGAAAGAAAGTCAGGTCTAAGAACGGTACAGCGGTTCTATTTACAAGCCAAAAAATCCTGAAGATTCTGGAACGGAGGGTATACGACCGGTCGGTCAATAAAGTCTTCCAAAAAATGGACGAAAATTTCGGGAAGACTAGAATGGTTGCGAATTCAGACTTCAGGATGTATATACTTATGTCCTACATTAGTGCACAATTTGAGGGCCTGGTTGATCATCCAAATACTACTCTCTTTTGGTCCAATGGCCGGAGGATGGAAGAATATCGCAAGTGGGTCCGGGAATTGGGCATTGGATGCAATCTTCCGGGCGATTATAGTGAATTTGATCACCGTGTTTCTCTCAAGATGATTCTAATAGTTACTCGCTGCCTCCGGGAATGGCTCTCTCGTGTAGGTATAGATTGGGATGAGGTAGATGAGGGGATTTGGGAGGAAATAATTTATCGCTTCCAAAATGGTTTTTGTGCACTGGAAGTTTCAGGTGAAAAAGCAGTGATACGTTGTGAACGAGGTGTATTGTCAGGCTGGAGGTGGACTTCTCTCCTTGGTACTGTAATCAATTATGGTATTTATTATATAGTCAAGACACAACTGCTCCCACAAGGGGAAAATCTGTTTCAGGACGATAGCTGCTGTTTCCACGGAGATGATGCAAAATTGAAACTTCTTCGGCCTAGACTTGCACCATTGGTTGTTGGCTTTGTGAATAGCATGGGTTTTTTGATGCATCCCGGTAAGACGTGGGCCTCCACAAGTAGAGACGAATATCTCAGGCTGTGTTTCGAACCAGGAGGAATCAGAGGGTATCCCGCCCGGACAGTACGGCCTATATTTGTGGCTAATCCGAATAACAAGCCACCTCCCCCAGGTATTTCACGTTTGAGAGTTTTGGCTTCTAACTGGGTGAAGTTGGCTCGTAGATTAGGTTTGGGACGAGATGGATTCTTCGACTTCATGTTGCGTGATCTCGTCAGAAGTAAGCAACTATCCAAACAGAAGATTCTTGAATGGCTGGAGACTCCAGCCTCTTTAGGAGGTTTTGGTCTTGGACCAGTTGGGTTATATAAATTTGTGGAATCTGAGGTTCCTAGTGAACCAGACCCTACGGTATTGCATTTTCCTCGTATCCGTGAGGAATTAGTTGCTTACCAAAAAGCCGGAGTTGAGTTGCCGACGAGGGAGGTCGTCAACCATGTAAATAGTTTTTTGGGGGGAAGTCGTTCCGGTAAGATCTCACAAGAGAAATTAGAGCTAGCTCCTACCACACCTTTTTTCAAGCGAGTACAGCTCACGGTGAAACGCTTCTTTAAATGGGAATTTTTTGGGAAAAATAAAATATTGTCGACAGTAGCACAAACCAGCATCCAAAGTCTTTCTGAACTGCTAGTCTCCCTGAAGAGTGGGGCTAGCATCGTGGAAAAATTATATCATAAGTGCTCAAAGTCTGCCCTTAAGATGCTGTTGACTGGAAAATGGCATATATCTGCCCCACCTTCTCTGCTTTATTCGGATGAGGCCGTCTCTGAACTGGCCGACTGGGTTGGTGGGCATGTTGAGTTGGGATTAATTTCGAGGCATCGAATTACCACAAAGCACCTGGACTCAGCCAGATATCATGCCGACGTCACATTACAAAAAATGAAACCTTTTGGCAACATTGCGTACGCCTGGTAACATGGAACTTCCTATCGAGTGAAGTGTTCTAAAATGTGACGACAGATAGGGGAGGTTCAAAAACCTGAGTCTGCCTCCACGCAAG